TGCACCATCCCGCGGAACGTGGCCGAATGCCTGTAGGCGAGATAAAGCCCCGCTGCGAGGGCTGCCAGGGCCACGATCACGATGCCGATGGGGTTCGCGTCCAGGGCCGCATTCAGCAGCCACTGGGCCGCGGTGAAAACGATGGTCGCGACCCGGGCCACTTTCTGGGCGACGGCATAGGCGATGATCTGGATCCTGGCGGCTGTGGTCGCCAGGGCTGATCGGAGCATGGTGCTGTTATAAAGCTGGGTCACGATCTGGGCTGCCCGGGCTACCGAGTCGTAGATTTTCAGGGCCGCATTCAGGGCGAGGATGCCGCCCGCGACCACTGCCACGGCTCCCGCGATGATGATGAAAACCTGGCTGTGCTGGCTGGCCTGCTGGAAAACGGCTGTGACCACTGGCAGGAACGCTTGCATCGCGGGCAATAGCGCAGTGCCGATCGTGACCTGTAGCTTTTTCATCGAAAGCTGCAGCCGCACATATGCGGCTTCGGCGGTTTTCCCATGCTCCGCCGCCGCCCCATAGACTTCCTGATTCAGCTCCGCCTGCACAATCGACCAGTTTTTACTCTTCACCGCCGCGTCACTGAGGCTGGGAACTAGCCGTTTCAGCGATCCCGCCTGCCCGTTATAGGCTTTCTGGATCGCTGCGCTGACGGTCGCCAGCGGCTTCCCGGTCGCGGCGGAAACGTCCAGGGCCGTTTTCATCAGCTCATGGGCTTTCGTCACGTCATCGGTGGCCCTGACCATGCCCGCCAGGGCGGGCCGCAGCTCCGACCCTGCGACGGCAGCCATATCCGACATGCCGGAGACCCATTTTTCATTCGCCGCTACCTGGGCATCGGTCGCCCCCGTCGATCGCCGCAACTGGCTATCGAGCTGTTCATGGCTGGCCTGGGCAGCCGCTGCCGCTTTCGCCGCGGAAATGCCGGCGGCGGTGAGGGCGGTCAGGGCGGCGGCTGCGGGGATCGCCGCCCTGCCCAGTCCGGCCCGGAATTTCTCGCCCGTCGATGCCGTATCTTTCAGGCTGCTATCAACCTGCCGGATCGCACTGACGGCCTGGGCGGTTTCCGCCCCGATTTTGATTACGACCGATGAAATCCCGCTCACAGCAGCCCGCAATCGTGCAGGATCCCGTTCACTGCCGCCAGGTATGGGCCGTCAGCCCCGGACTGGCTGTAGCGATCGACGGCTGGGGCGATCCAGTAGGCTCCGCCTGCGGGGGCATCGAAATTCACCCCGCCGCGTTCCGATCCCCAGAGGATCGCTCCCGCACTTGTGCCCCTCGATCCGACCGGCCGACCGCCGCCGATCGTGATTCCCTCGGGGCTGATCGTGACCGACTGGGCGACGATCCGGGCTTGCGGGGTGGGGCTGGCAGCGGCGGCTGCCTGCAGGGCCCGCTGTAGGCCGATCCCTGCCAGTCCGCCAGCCGTCTGCATCCGCGTATCGGCCTGGTCGGCCAGTCGCTTCCCTGCGTCTGCGACGGCTTTCTGCAGCGGCACTAGGCCGCTGGCGTCGATTGCGACCCCGGGCTCTGCCACTAGCCCCGCCCCCGCTTCGCCAAAACGTCGGTCATGGTGGCGAGCATTTCGGGATCCTCCTCGATCAGCAGGGCCGGGGGGATGCTGGTCGCAACTGCCAGAGCTGCGATCATCCGGCTGATCGAACCTGAGGGAAAACCTGGGTCGCCCCGGGATCGGTGGGATTGCCGGCGGCGGTCTCTCCGTCACCTTCCAGGTTCACATCGGTCACGGTCGCGTCCCAGTCCTCGAACGGGGGCCAGTCGCGGCGGGGCTGGCCCTTCGCCTGCTGGGTCGCGGCGAAGCCCAGATATCGCAGCATCGTGATCGGCGGGGCCCCCTCGGGGTTCACCGGCAATCCCAGCCGCAGGGCATACAGCTCCCAGGCCGCGAATGCGGCCTGGGATGCTTCGACGGCTTCGATCCGCCCATCCTGGTAGGTGATTTCTCCGGTCAGCCGGATCACTTCTCGCCCTTCCTGGCGGCGGCGGTCGCCCCTGCCACTGGGGCAAAAACGGGCTTCCCGTCGCAGGGCCATGAGAAATCGGTGACGAGCTGCTCCCCGACGTTCCCGCCGATCGGGAACGCTCGCACGACCACTTTCCCGGTCACGGTCGCCCCTTCGCCCGGGTTGGTGTTCGACGTGAATACGAAATCGACGGTCTCCCCATCCTGGTCGTAGGCGAACATTTGCAGACCGGCGGCGGTCGCGAAATCGTTGATTGCGCTGCCGTCCAGGCTGTATGACGTTTTCGTTTCCGGCGGCGGGGTGGGGATCGCCAGGGTCGGGGTTCCATCGGTCGAATCGACGGATGGGGTCAGGGTGAGGGCGGAAACCTGGAACCCGTATTCGGTTCCCGGGGCTGTGCCTAGCAGCAGCGTCCCCGGGCCCAGTCGGCTATCGGTGAATGGCATGGCGGGTCATCCTTCCTGGGCGACATTCGCCCGGACTCGAATCAGGTAGGCGGGCAATCCGGCGGGGTTTATCGGGCTGATCCAGGTGGTCGGTTCGGCCTGGGTCTCCCCGAACACTGGCAGCAGCAGGGTCACACATTGCAGGCAGAAATCCTGGCCAGCCTGCCCCGGCTGGTCGGCCACGATCATCACAGGGACGGATAGGCCGATCGCCTGCAGGGTCGCGGCTCCGGTGATCGTCGGGGGCTGCACGATGCAGCCTGGCGGCTGGAAATCGCCCGGGTCGCGGCTGACCGGCAGGCCGACCGTCGCGATCGAATCAACGATCGCATCCAGGGCTGCGACGATCAGATCAGCGGGGCCCGGAATCGTCATAACGCGATCGGCCGTTTCATCCCGATCAGCCGCATCGAGCGCATGTATGCCTGCGACTGGTCGCCTGCCAGATCCATCGCCCCATCGCCGAATGCGCTGTACCCAGTTGGCGATGCTTTCGCCTGGTACAAAAGTGACCCGTAAATGATCGTTCCCAGCTTCACATCCTCCGGCGGCGGGTCGGGGCTTTCTGCCAGATCCAGGTCGCTGCGGCGATCCTCCACGTATTTCCTGGCGGCGGCGGTCGCGTCCGCCAGCCGGACGGGATCGGCCATCGGCCCGATCCATGCCTGCACATCCTCGGTAGTAATCCAGTCTGCTGGCACCGTTCCCCCTTCCAGGTCGGCTCCCGCCCGGGCGGTTTATTCGCGCAGTTGCCGGCGGCTCCATGCGACCGGCTGCTGCAGCGGTGACCGCTCCGGGCGGGAACCCTTTGCCCCTACTTCGATCCGCGACCGCTGGCCTGGGCGGCGGCTGCCAGTGGGGTGAACGTCGGGATACCGACCGCCCCATTGACCGGCCCAGCTCCCAGCGGCTGCAGGGTCTGCGTCCGGGCATAGAAACTGGTCACCCCGATTTCCAGGGAGAGGCTGGTCACGTCCGAAACGGATAGCCGGATCGGGGCGGATTCGCGCACTTCCTGGAATTCGCCGCGGGTCACCCAGCCGTCACCTGGCGGCAGGTCGGCACTGGTCACCACGTTCATCCCCGCGTAACTGGCGTTCCCCGCCGCGTCCGCTGACCCGGAAATGAACATCGCCACCCCGGTCGCATCGAGCAGCCGACCGTAGGCGAGGGCTCCCAGTACCAGCAGGTCAGGGCTCGTTCGGTAGGCTTCCATGAACGTCGCGACCGCTGTGCCGACCGATCCCGCCCCGCCGACCGCGCTGGGGAATGCGCTGGCGATGTCAGCTTCCACTGCGCGGTAGTAGTTTTTCACCACCTGGGCGAAAATTTCCTCGATGTAGCTGGGGGCGGAGCGTTCGACCAGGGCGACGGATGCGCTGCCACCCCAGGCCCACTGTTTCACGGTCTCATCGTGATTCACGATCGCGACCGTATCGCTGGGGGCCCCGGCCTGGTCGTTCGCCAGCCAGCCGCCATTCGGCCGGTCGGTCACTTCCGGGCGGCGGATCGTCATGCCCGACGCGGGCATGTCGGCATGATCCATCGCGTCGAACAGCGGCCGGTCAGCTCCCAGGCTATCGATCACCTGCTGCACGTAGGTCACCGGCACGACCCCGGGGCTGGTCGTGATATCGCCGCGGGTCAGGGCGGCGGTGATCCGCTCCCGGGCCCCGCGGTCGCCCTTCTCCGCCTGGATCAGGGTTTTCAGGTAGTCGCCCAGCCGCATTTCGGGCTGGTCGCGGTCGGCCAGGATCAGGGCTGGCCTGGGCGGCGGGGCGGGTTCGAGCTGGTCGCCCGCGTCGGTCGGGGTTGGCTGGTCGGTCACTGCGGGTTCCTTCCCTCGGGGTTTCTCTGCTGCGATCTGATCGACACTGGCCCCCAGGTAGGCAGCCATCGCGACCAGCGATGTTTCCGCCAGGGTGGCGGCGGTCACCCGGATTCGCTCCGGGGTATCTGGATCCTGCTCGAATTCATCCACATCGACGCCGACCGATAGGCCGCTTCGGCTGCCGCTGGCAGCCTGGATCAGGGCCGTATCCCCGTCCCCGGTCTGATCGACCGACCACGATCCCCGCAGCCCCTGGGGGCTATCCTGGGTCGCCGCCAGGATTCCGATCGGCCGGTTCGGATCGTGGCCGAAGAGCAGCGGCGATCGGCTGGCTGGGGTGACACTGCCCGCGGCGAACGTGACGAGCTGCAGGCCCACTTTCGCTTCGATTTCGTAGGGCACTGCCAGGCCAGCCAGTTGCCGGCGGGGCTGATCCGGTTCGGGCTCCCCATCGGCATCGGCTGGCTGCTCCCCGGTCGCGATCAGATCCAGCGGGGCCGGGGCCAGCTCGAGCCGCAGCACTTTTTCATCGATCATTGCGTTTCCCCCTGTGGTAGTGGCGGGGCTTCCAGCCCCGGGCTGGGGCTGGCGATCTGGGCAAACCGCAGCCAGTCGGCCGTATCGAACGCGACCCGCTGCCCCCGCGGGGTGACCCCCTGCCCGCTGTACGTTTCCTCGATGCAGCGGAGATATGGGGCGATCGCCTGCTGGGTGACCTGGGTGAACGCTGCGACGATATTCGAATAAAGCTGGGCCCGGGCCCCGCCGGTCGGGCTCGCCCCGACGATCGATACCGGCACATTCATCACCCTGGCCAGCCTGGCATCCATCATCGCCTGGGCTTCGACCATCTGCAGATCCGCCGAATTGAACGCTGTGCGTTCATATTTCATGGATTGCAAAAACGCGGTTTCGCCGCGTAACCTGGCGGCATCGAAATCCGCGACGATCGTGGCGGCATCCTTCGCCCCCACTTCCTGCCCTTCATTCGTCAGCACCCCGGCCGGGAGCGGCACTGTCGCATAGCGGCTGCCCGCCTGGGTCAGGGTAAGGGCATCCAGCAGCGTGGTCGCACTGTCGCGCAGCACACCCAGGTTCGGCATCTGAAAGCGGATCACGTCCGGCGGCGGAACGCTGACCCCGCCGATCCGGTATTCGATCACCCGCGAGAATTTCGACCAGTCCGGGTCGGTCACTACTGCGAGCTGGCCCCAGGGCAGTTTCCGGGCCCGCGATGGGAAGCCGTCCGCATCCCGCCGCAGCACTAGCCAGAAACACTCACCGTAGAAAATCAGGTCATCGATCGTTTCGCCCACGACCTGGGGCCAGGTCTGGTCGGGGTCGGGCTGGGTGATGATCGTTCCCGGATCCAGTTTTTCATCGCCCCGCAGCCGGTCAATGGTGAGCTGGCTGGCGATCCCGATAATGACCAGGCGGGCATTCGCGATCACCGATAGGCCCAGTGCAGCCTGGCGGCTGACGATCAGGGCGGGATCGCTGGGCAGCGTGATCTGGCCCAGGCCGCTGCCGTTTGACCGGGGAGCTGGTACTACGGATCTGCTGCGGGCTCGCAGGCGCATGGGCTGGCCACCATCCCTCTAATGCGGATTCCCCAGCATCGCCCCGCGATTGCCGGCTGCCGATCGGCCAGCCCCTGGCTGATCGCCGCTGACGCTATCATGGCGGGCGGACGGATCGCGGCGGGAAGTGGCCCACACCCCGCCAAAACCCCCCATCCGTCCGCCCACACGGCCCGGGCCGGATCCCCCACATGGCCCGTCCAGATCCGGCCCGGGCCCGCCTACTCTTCCCAGTCGAATTCGGCTGGGCGGATCCCCGACCCGCCGCAGGTCTCGCAGGCGATTTCATCGACCACCTGGCCATCTGCATCCCAGATAATCGGCATCCGCCCAGCCCCTTCGCAGCGGGGGCACGATCCTTCCCACAGATCGAGCTGGTCGCTTCCTGGCGGCGGGCCGCTGGGCGGCGGCAGCGCATACCGGGGGCGGTCGGTCATGCGCGGGCTGAGTAGACCCGCGGGGCGGGCTTCGCGTCGATTTCAAGTGTCGCCCCGACGCACCAACACAGGGCCCGGGCCATCGTGATCGGCCCCGGGGATCGCCGCTGCGAGACCACTGGCCCCGCTTCGCCTGCCTGGGCGATCACTGCCGTCAGGATATGGCTGGCCAGGGTCGGATCGCCATCATGGGCGATCGTCTGATCCTGGATCGCCCGCAGCGTCGGGCGGGTCGCCAGCCGCACTTCATTCACCCCGACCAGGCGGGTCGCGCAGGGGGCCAGCGGAATCCGCCCTTTGAATCCGGCACTGACCAGCAGCAGCGCATTCTGCGGCAGCTCGCAGACCCGGGCCCAGAGCCCGTCAGCCGTTTTCTCCGCCATGACCCGGGTGACGATCCGGCCCGCCACCTGCTGGGTTATGACCAGCGCATACAGGCTGCCATCCTCTGAGAATTCACATGCGGCGATCAGCTTCGGAGCGTCCGGGCCCGCCAGGAACCCGATCGGATCGCGGCAGGCTGCCCACTGCCCGCGGGTCACCCAGCCCGCCAGGGCTTCGGTTCGCTGATTCAGGATCTGCTGGCGGAATACCTGATCGGGGAGGATTTCGAGCTGCCGTTCGATGAACCGTTCCCGCCGCTCTGACCAGTGCGGGCTGGCCTGCTGCCAGGCATCGCGATCGGTCACGTCAGCGGCCGGGTCGGCCGACCATTCCAGCAGCAGCACTTCGGCCCGGTCGGGATCGCGCAGGCCCATCATGCCCTGCTGCCGGTAGGTTTCCAGCAGATCGCTCGCACTGTCGCCCTGGGTGCTGACGATCCAGAGCTGGGGGCTGGCCCGTTCCAGCATCGTGGGCACTAGGGCCCCTTCGACGTGATCGCGGTCGATGTTCCAGGCTTCATCGCAGAGCGCCAGGCTGACCGATAGGCCGACCCCCAGGTTTGCGGTCGCGGCCTGTACCAGCCAGCGATTGCCGGCGGGGCTGCCCAGCACTTCGGCCCCCCGGGCCCACTTCACATCGGTTCCGCGGCTGGCCTGCAGTTTGAACGCGACGGCCTGCCACAGCTCGATCGCGGTCGCGAATTTATTGGCGGTCGAAACGATCGTCTGCTGCTCCCCGAAAACCTGGCTGCCCTGATCCTGCCGCCAGCCGCAGACCACCTGCCCGATTACCGATTTCCCGGACTGGCGGCTGACCGATAGCACGACCACTGGCCAGCGGAGCTGCCCATCGGCCTGGTATTCGAGGGCCCGTTCGAGGGCCCATGCCTGCCACGGTCGGCATTCGATCCCCAGGGCTTCCCGGGCCCAGGCCACAGCCTGCCCACCGTATGAACCCGCCACATCTGCCGGGGTTTCCGTATAGAGCCGCGGCATTCGCAGCCCATCCCGGATGATCCCCCCGTTTCCGCCAGGTTCCGGGGGGAAACGATCAGCTCCGAC